GAGTAGTATCTTCCGGCAAAGCATCTTTAGCTGCTTGTACTGCAGCGTCTATATCGCTTTGGTCAAAGAGAGTAGTATCAGCATCTATAGCTGCCTGTACTGCCGCGTCTATATCACTTTGGTCAAAAAGAGTAGTATCTTCTGGTAAAGCATCTATAGCTGCTTGAGTAGCTGCTGCTGCTTCCTCTGAGGTTAATAATCCTTGAGTTGCGTTAGATACTGCCGTAGCTACCTGTGCGTCTACTTGTTCCTGTGTAAATGTTTCTGCTGAACTATCGCTTCCAGTGTCTGTTTCACTTGTGTCAATTGCTGGTGGTGTTATGGTTTCTTCAAAATCGTCTACTTTAATTGCTTCAATAGCATCGTCTAAAGATATATCATCAACAAGAACATCTAAAAGTGTTTCTGGTGGTGTTTCAACTACTGTAATACTTTTATCAGGTTCAGTTATAGTATCATCTGCAGTATCGCCTAAACTATCGTCTAAAGTAACAGTTGCAGTTTCGGTTGTAGTTTCTGGGGGGCGTACAAAAGCATCTGTTCCACTTATACCGTATACAGTTCCTTCTTCCTGTTCAGCAGCCGCAATGTCCTCAGAAGGTCTATCAAAAATACCTTCGCCAAATCTGTCAGTAAGATAAGTAATAATAAGAGGATTATTATTGGCTGCGCTGTAGAAAGCCTTTAGCAGTTCAGGATCACCTTCCTGTACTTGGTTAATAAAACTTCTATCAGCATCCCAGCCAGCGTCTACTAACTCTGTAGCAAAAGATTTTAAGGCTTCCTTAAAAGCTATAGCTCCCGGCTGTTGTCCTCCAAAACTCCCTGTAGTTGGGTCTTTATCAATAAGCCTTTGTAATTCTTTTGTAAGCGGGTCTGTTTTGCCTGATATGTTTTTACCTATCAGTTTACCTACGTTGTACAAAAGATAAGCAGAGGTTATAGGATTTAATCCAAAAACTCCACCAGCAGCCGCATCAGCACCTGCGGCTCCCGCTGCTGCGCCTGTCGCTGCATCAGCAAAAGCGTTAAAGACAGGAGTGCCTCCAGCGCCTATACCTGTGGCTGCTCCCACTAAAGCTGGCCCACCAAAATCTATAGTCGTTGAAAGTAAACCAGAGCCAGCTAAAACATCCCCCAATATGTCTAAATTACTGTCACCACTAGAGGGTAAAGTAAATGCAGGGGTTGTTTCTTCTTGTTCTTCTTCTTGTTCTTCTTCTTGCTCTTGCACAGCTACGCCGCCCACAAAGCCGGGAGGCGAATCAAACTCTGACTCAAAAGGGTTGCCAAAGAAAAACTGTTCTGCTCTCATTTTCCACCCCAGCTAGACAAGGTTTTGATACCAAAGCTGGCAGCTATAGCGCCACCAAGGAATGCTTTGTAGTAGTCCGGCATTGTAGACAAGACAGTGAACCCCTGCTCAACGTATGGAACCATTGACGGTATAAAGGCACCTATCAACGGTAAACTTAGGATAATAGCAAACCACTCATCCTTCCAAGAAGACTGAGATGCTGCGGCTTGTTGAGTTTCCCAATCAGCGTCCGCATCAATACGGCGCATTTTGGATTCATGGACAGCTTGCTTTTCAGCAGCTTTGTTTTTAAGGAAAGTACCTGCTATGTTTGCTATAGGGCCAATCAGTGTTTGCCACATATACTCACCTTAAAAAGAAAGCTAGGGGCCACCGAAGCAGCCCCATGCTCAATTGCTATTAGCTAGCAGGAACGACCAGAGTCAGGCCAGACGCAGGACGAAGTACAGCTACTCCGTACAGTGTGTCTGAAGTGAACAAGTTAGAGAGAAACTCTTGCTTGTACTGAGTCTGTGAACGTACACCCATTTGCTCTGCCATGACGATAGCATCAGTGTGGAGCAACAGTGCGCCCAAAGAGTCTACTGAGCTAGCTGAGTTATCACCAGCAGCTTCAACAGTTGGGCAGTTAGTGCTAACGTAAACGTCGATACCGTACAGTTGACCAATTTGGCCGTTTGTAACCTGACCGTTGTTTACGAAGTCAGAGCTAACATAGCGGTCAATACCCATGATAGTGTTGCGGACAACAGGTGGGATAATGAAGCTACGTCCGTCCATAGGAACGTCGGCATCGTCTAGCTTTTGAATGATGCCACGGAAGCCTGCGTCAGTAAATACGTCAGCAGAAACAACAGTGTCAGCAGTGTAAGTAGATAGGCCGTTAGAAGCGTCTACGAAGAAAGTACCACCATTGTTCAGGTAGGTGGAAGATGTAGAACCCGCGCTACCCAAGCCTGTAGCCAGAGAGTGCAGGTCGGTGTCAACTTGCTTAGCCAGCGCATAGCCAGCATCTTCAGTATAGAACTGACGCAAAGAAGACAGGGCTTGTACATCCGTAATATCCTCAATCAAGCGTGAGTATTCAAAGTGCTTGTTGATGGATACTTGCACTTCGCTTTCAGTAGCGTTCTGCACAGTTACAGCAGTGTTCTCTGCTTTAGCGTGTGCATCGCCACGTACAGGCTTAGGTACATGGATAGTATCACCTTTCTTGCCAGCCATTGACATCTTCTTTACAAGATTGGCTAAAACAAGGTTCTTTTGGTATGAAGCGATGATCTCATCACTCCAAATTTCTGGGATAAAGGTTGCTGCACTAGTATTGTCAACAAACCCCCCAGTCGCGGGATATGTAGAATCAGTCATTTAATATCTCCTCAGATATACTATTTGACCCTCTTTTCAGCATACGCTCTCATTATTTCATCTTGTAGAGCAGCATACCTATGAGGATCTTCTCTCATAAGTTTAATAATGTCTGCGCGTCTGTAGATCTTTTTGGGGCTTGATTCAGAGCTACCACTGGCATTGCCTGTACTAGCGTTTTTAACTGCTTGCTTGCGACTTTGCTTTTCAGCGTTTGCAGCCTGACCAATCATCTGTTGACGTTCTTTCCAAAGGTTGAAAAGTTCATCAGCAGCTTCGTAGTCATACTGTTTGTCTGCCGCTACAAACAACTTCGTCCTGACTTTAGATGCTTGAATCCACTCTGCAAACTTTGTATCTTTTAGGATACTTTCCATGTCAGGGTGATTAGTCTTCAGTGCAGACAATGCAGTTTGCATCTTGTACTGTTGACTAACTGATTCAGCTTCCTTAATCTTAGGATGGTTCTGAATAGCCTGTGCTACTGCCTTTTCAGGATCAGTAAAAAAGTCTACTTCTTCGACTTTTTCTTCTTGCTGTGGTGCCGTTGTGAGTTGTGCTTGAATGTAATTATCAACAACCTTGCGCAGCTCGCCTACCTCAGAACTTTGACGCCCCAATAGCTTCTCAGCTTCTTGGTGCATCTGTACAAGTTCCTGTGCAGACTTGCCTTGATACTTTTCAGGAATCTCAGGTTCACTAGGGGTTGCCTGTTCTTCCACTTCTGGTTGCTCTTGTTCAGCAAATACGTCTTCCGTAGACGCTTGCTCATCCTCACGCTCAATTATTTTAGCCATTATTAAACTCCGTACCTTAGTATTATGGAGAGATTAAAAAAGGGTTCTAGCTACGAACTTTGCTTTTTCTCGTATTGGATGTGACTCGCCCTAGCCTTAGCCCAACGCCTAGTGGCGTCAGGAAAGTCTCCACTGATGGGATCAAGTTTAGACCTGATAGGGGAGATAATCCGTCTAGCACTGTAACCGCATTCGCACCTAATAATGTGTTGGTCTTCAGTTGCTAGTGCTTCAAATACATGCCCATTAAGACACTTGAAGTCGTACAATTTGAACATTATGCTTCTAGCTCTAGTTCTTCTTGTGGTTCTTCTTTAGCTTCTTTTTCAGCATTAGTTATTTGAGTTTCTAAATTAAACAGAGTAGCAAGTATTGCAAGTTGTCCTTTACGGAAGTGCAAGTTGTCGTTATCTGTTGTTTGTTCAACTGAGTTTATCTGCGCTACATTTTGGTTTAGATCAGTAAGAAGTTGTTTCCAACCTTCTGAACGAAACATCTCAAAGTAGTTAGCAAAGTAAACTTCAAGTTCTTTAGTCATCTTATGTATTCCCTTAATTAGTTTAAGATACAGTTTAGATTATATCATACTTTTGACAAAAAGTCAAGTATTATTTTACATTTTTCTACCAGCAGGTTTACGCATTGGTTTTTTCTTCATGGCTTTCTTTTTCTTTTTCATTGTGCCTGTTTTTCCGTAGCTCATTCCGTATCCCGGCATGTCAGTCTTCCTCTTTTTTGGGTGGGTCTCTAAGTAACAGTTTAGTACCTACGTCAGCCACAGGTACTACTCTGGGTTCACAATACGCATCAAAGTGTCTAGTCTTGGGCATTACAATAGCGTGTTCGCCTACATCTTGATGCACTAAGGCTGTTTTATACTCAATGCAAGAAGTCAACTCGCGGAATGCTATCTCAAGCGTAGGTACATTCTTTTCAAGAATTACCAACATAAAGATTAGCATAGTCTCCATTAAATTCTTCTTTTCTTTTTAACAGCCTGTGTTCGGATAGCCGTAGGTGCCTGTAGCTCCCACGTTAACAGCAGCAGCTTTGTGTCCCACGCTGTTCCAAGGACTCTTGGCCCTTGGTTACGCACATACACAGTCGCTCCGTATCCACACTTCTTGTAGTTGTAGCGCAACCACATCTCCGCAACTTTGTGTCGCTTTGCTGGGGGTTGGACGTAGCGTAGCATTCTGTATTCTCGCATGTCGCAGAATAAGTTTGGTCGTTCTGGATCATAAACTAATCCTTGCTCAAGAGAGCTTGTACGAGAGCTTGTATCTGTTCGTTGGTCTTCTCTTGGATCTTCTCCTGACGAGCCAACGAGTTGACGATTGCTTCGACCTTCTGCTCCGTCACTGCCTGTGCTTGCCCGTTGGCCTGTGCCTTTGCCGCAGCTTGCTCTGCTATCTGGGCTATACGCTCACGATCTTCTGATGCGTGTGCAGTGTTAGCTTGTAAAACTCCCCAAGCAACTGCTAGACTTACAGCAGCAGCGCCTATAGGTATACCCCACTGAGGTATTCTAATACTACCATCACTCATTGTTTTTCCTTATTATACTGCCCGTAAACTGCCGGACTTTCTGTTTACTATTTTTTCGCTAGTCTCTAGTACAAAAGCAGAATGCTTTTTAATCATGTCTAAAACTTCTAACTGTATGTCGATGTCTTGTGCTTCAATTAAAGAACCTCCAAGGTAAGAGATTGTTTCTGTGTTAAGCCTTATAATGCTTGTTTCAGGGTTCTCAATCACAGGTACAAGTTCAGCTTCCATCATGTTAGTTCCTATTTTCTTCTTGACTTAGCCCCTACGCACTTCCAACGCTTACGCGATAAATTGTTTGGAGTGTTGGGGTCATTTTGTTTAGACTTAGGCAGTCGTTTTTTAATACCTAAACTTCTAGCGCAGTAGCTATCGGCTTTTTTAGTTCCAGGTCTAACTCTAGGGCCACCGCCTTTTGCTGGGCCAGCCTGCCCATAGGAGACTCTCCTTCCCTTAGAAGTTATCTTTACTTTCGCTTTTCCTTTCCTTGGTTTCGCCATCAGGCAGCCTCTTGTTTAGTCTTGCGCGTCTGCGCTGGCTTTTTCGCTTCATTCTTAGCTTCTAGTTCCTTAATCTTGTTTTCAAGTTCTGCAAACTTGGCGTTGATTTGGTCAATAGCGTTTTGAAATTGTACGGAGGTTACTACCATGTTACTGTCCTTGCCGTTGCTGCTGTCCAATTTTGAGATCAATCTCTTTCTCTTTCAGCATGGTTTGTGCCATCTTCAGCCTACGTTCAAACTCCTTATCGTCTTGGTCGCCTGCCTGTAGGTTGGTTGTGATGGCCTTGATCCTGTCAATCTCTAGCTCCTGTGGTGCCAACTGAGTTTCTACAGCCATCTTCTGCGCTCTGGCTTGTGACTCAGTAGCTTGTCCATTCAACGCTGCTGTCTGAGACTGCTGGAAGGCAAGTTGTGCCTGTTGTGCAGCCTGTGCCAACTGTTGTTGCTCTGGAGTAGGTTGTGATTGCTGTGCTGCTTCCTGTAGTCTAGCAGTCAGTTCCTCACGGTTTGACAGGTTCATGTTGTCAATGATGGACTCTATAAGAGTATTGTACAGAGGTGAGTCCTGTGACATTGTTTGTAAAAGCTGTACAAGCTGTGTTACTTCATACTCACGCGCAATAATGCCCAGTGTGGAAGTAGCGTCAAACTTGTAGTCAGCAACAGGGTAGTTTTCAGGGTCAAACTGCATGTAACGACACGCAGCTTTTTTAACAAACGGTATCAAAAAACAGTCTTGGAAGTTTATTAGTGTGCGTTTGTGACGCTTAATAATAGCACCAAGAGACATGCTAATTCCAGCAGCAGTAGCCTCACCGTTGATGCTTCCGGGAATACCA